GATTTGTGAGATGATCTATAAGCGTCTATATGATAAGTTTACTCCGATTGAGCTTATGGTAGTTTGCATGTATACTCGTCGCGGTGGTATCGATATTAATCCTGCTCGTGCTACTGATAATTTCTTATTTGACAAGTATTGCAGCGGACTTGAAACTAACTTTGGTGCTACTCCTAAAACAATGAGGCAGTAATGAATCTTGATGAGGCTATAGCAGCTTTACCAGATACCGAGCATAACGTAGTATCAGTTCTTTCTGGAGGGCTTGATTCAACTATTATGACTTACATATTGGTTAAAAAGTATGGTAAGGAACGGGTGTTTGCTTTGTCATATAACTATAGACAAAAGCAAGTTAAAGAACTTGAGATGGCAGCTAAGACAAGTGATTATCTTGGCATCGCCCATAGAGTATTGGATCTTAAAATTCTTGGTGATATTGTGAAAGATGTCAGCGCTAATATTGGCGGTACTGACGTGGCTATGCCAACCATTAAAGATGTTCTTGGAGATCCACAACCTAAAACATATGTACCTTTTCGTAATATGATCTTGAACGCTTTAGCATTTTCATTTGCTGAATCTAATAAAGCGTCTCATGTCTTTACTGGATTACAAGTACATGATGAGTATGGGTACTGGGATACTTCTCAGAGATTTGTTGACGCAATGAATGCAGTTGCTGATCAAAATCGTACTCATAAGGTCAAGCTTGAGGCTCCTTTCAGCTTGCTTTCTAAGTATGATGAAATTAAAATAGCACAAGAGATAGGAGATGTACGTTTAGATTATACTCTTACTTGTTATAATCCCGATGAACACGGTCATTCATGTGGAGTATGTCCTTCCTGCTCTGAACGTATTCAAAATTTTATTAAGGCAGATATAAAAGATCCTATCCCTTATACAACTGCAGGTACAGTTGACTGGGAACGTTTTCTTTCTCATAGCGGAACAGGTTATTAATGTGTAGCATTATTGGAAGTTTTTCTAAAGACAAAATAGCTGAGCTTGCAAATTTAAATGCTTATCGAGGTCAGCATTCGTATTCTTTTAGCTATTATAATCTCTATAGAGCTGAAATGACTTCTGTCACTAGAGGCTTAGGTGAGTTGCCAATTGATCAGATTAATATACCTGAAGATCAATATTGTATAGTTCATCAGCAAGCACCAACTACTAATCTTAAAAATAATACAATTCATCCTGCACAAATAGGTAATAAGCTTCTTTGGCATAATGGAATTATTAAAGAAAATAGTATAAAAAAGATGCAAAATGACTTGTTTTGCAGCCATAATTGGGATACATATCTTATATTAAGGCAAATGGCTGATCTAGATACTCCTGAAGATATAGATGGTACATTTGCTTGTCTTTATTATGATGGTGGTGGTCTAGTGGTTTTCCGTAATGAAATATCTCCTCTTTTTATCGATGAAGATTTTAATATCTCATCTACAAAGACAGATGGCTTTACGAGTATAGATCCTAATAAGATGTTTATATTTGAACCTCTTGGTAAAGAATTAAGTCTTATTAAAGAATTTAATACTGTAGAAAATCCTTATTATTTTGGGAGTTAATTGATAATGATTCATATTTGTGCAGATGATACTCAATCTACATTAACTGAAATTAAAGCTAGTGATATTCAACCAAATGCGGTTGATCTTCGTGTTGATAAAATTTTAAAGATTAATAACGCTATTTTTACACTAGGTGAAAAAGACGATATTGAAATTAAACAGCATAGAGGCTCAACAGTAGTATATTGTGATAAACAAGATTACTGGCACCTTCAACCAGGTTCATATGAAATTATTATGGAGAATATTATTGAAGTAGGTGCTGACGAAGCTGGATGGGTTATTACTCGATCAACCCTTAATCGCAATGGTTTGTTCATTACTTCTGGTCTTTACGATTCTGGCTATCATGGCGTTATGGCTGGTGCACTTCATGTAACGGCGGGACCTGCTATGATTAAGAAAGGTTCGCGCGTAGGACAGTTCTTATTGTTTAAGTCACAAGCTTTAAAAAAGTACGATGGAGATTATGGTATTGGAAAAGAGCATGATAGAAAGTATACTTAGTTATTGCAGGCAGTCTAGTTTTAATATTAAATTATTTTTAAATCCTTTTCAATGGTTTAAATTTAAATATTATTTTACAGCAACAAGCAGGTTTGGCGACCCTGGTCATATTTTAACTTTAGATGTTAAACTTGGTCCAATTGGACTTTTAATTATTATTGACGACGAGAGATGGTAAAGGATATAAAATGGAATTAAACGTTAGTATTGAAGAACTTCGTAAACGTAAATTGTTCCTTGCTACACCAATGTATGGTGGGCAATGTACAGGTATGTTTACTAAGTCAGTTTGTGACTTGACTGCACTATGTACACAGTATGGAATAGAGATGAAGAGCTTCTTCCTCTTTAATGAAAGCTTAATTACACGTGCACGTAACTATTGTGTAGATGAGTTTATGCGCTCGGGTTATACACATCTTATGTTCATTGATAGTGATATTGGTTTTGATCCTAACGATGTTATTGCAATGCTTGCACTATCAACTGATGAATCAGAATATGATATCCTAGCAGGCCCATATCCTAAGAAGTGTATCAGTTGGGAAAAGATTAAGCTTGCTGTTGATAAAGGCATGGCTGATGAGAATCCAAACTTCCTTGAGCGTTATGTTGGTGACTATGTCTTTAATCCAGTTATGGATGGTGTTACTACTCAGATTCCTTTAGGTGAGCCAGCTCAAGTTCTCGAAGCTGGTACAGGCTTTATGATGATTCGTAGAGAGACATTTAAAAAATATCAGCAAGCATATCCTAAGTACATGTATCGTCCTGACCACGTTCGTACAGAACACTTTGACGGTACTCGTGAGATTATGATGTACTTCCAAGCTGATATTGATCCCCTTACAGACTCTAAGCGTTATCTGTCTGAAGACTATTGGTTCTGTCAGCTATCACGCGCTATTGGTATGAAGGTTTGGTTTTGCCCATGGATGAAATTAAATCACGTTGGTTCATATATCTTTGGTGGTAGCCTTATTGATATTGCACAGATTGGTGCAGCTGCTACTGCTGATGAAAGTGTTCTTAAACAGAATAAGAATCGCTAATGGAAATAGAAGATCCTGATCGAGCTCTATATCTCAATACAATAGTATTTGATATGAAAGAAAATGCTATTAAAGAAGGAAGAGAGGCAGCTAAGGCTGCTTCTCAAAAATACTTCTTGCATGGCGCTTTAACAGGTATTATAATTACTATCATAATTTATGCAATAATTTATTTCGTGAGGACATAATGAAACTAAGTGATAAGACTATTAATATTCTAAAGAACTTTACAACTATTAATCCATCACTGCATGTAAAGTCAGGTAATCTTATTTCTACTATATCTATTCATAAGACGATTATGGCTAAGGCTAGAGTAGAAGAAACGTTTGATACACCCTTTACTATCTTTGAGCTCTCTAAGTTCCTTGGAGTAATATCTCTATTTAATGATCCTGACTTTGAGTTTAAAGATAAGCAGGTGAAGATCTCTTCTGGTAAGCAGTATATTAATTATACCTATGCAGATCCTTCTATGGTAGTTGTACCTCCTGATAAGGATATAGAACTTCCTACTACTGATGTTGAGTTTGATATTACTAATAGTGATTTGACTAGGTTGTTGCGATCTGTTAGTGTGCTTCAATTGCCTGAGATTGCCGTTGTAGGAGAAGAAGGAAAGATTTTTGTCAAGGCCGTTAATAGTAAGGATATATCTAAAGATTCATTTGCTGTAGAAGTAGGTGATACTAATCAAAATTTTAAATTCTATATTAAGAATGAAAATCTTAAGTTGATTAATACCGATTATAATGTTAAAATAACATCAAGAGGGCTAGCACAATTTAACAGTCCAGAAGTTACATATTGGATTGCTGTTGAATCTAACTCTTCTTTTGATAACTAAGTCAAGGGGCTTAAGCCCCTTTTTTATTATGGAGTATGTGAATGAACGAAGAGTTTCTCTGGACTGAGAAATATCGTCCTAATAATATTGCTGATACAATTTTACCATCAGATCTAAAAGCTACGTTTCAGCAATTTGTTGAACAGAAAAACGTACCTAACCTACTATTGTCTGGGACAGCTGGTATCGGTAAGACAACTGTAGCTAAGGCTATGTTAGAGCAGATAGGTGCAGACTATATTGTAATTAACGGGAGCATGAATGGGAACATCGATACACTTAGGAATGAGATACTACAGTTCGCTTCCTCGATATCTTTTAGTGGAGGCAGAAAGTACGTCATCCTTGACGAGGCCGATTACCTTAATGCAAACTCTACACAGCCAGCTCTACGCAATTTCATGGAGGAATTCTCAAGGAACTGCGGCTTCATACTCACCTGTAACTTTAAGCAGCGCATCATCGAACCCCTACACTCGAGATGTTCGGTAGTAGACTTTAAGATAAACAAAAACGATTTGCCTAATATGGCATCTCAATTTTTTAAACGAGTTACAACTATACTTGATAGTGAAAGTATTACGTATGACAAAGCTGTTGTTGCTGAGCTTATTACTAAGCATGTACCTGATTGGCGTCGAGTGCTCAATGAGTTGCAGAGGTACTCTGCTACTGGCTCTATTGACTCTGGCATCCTTGTTAATCTTACTGATGACAGTATTAAACGTCTAATTGGCCATCTTAAAGGACGCAATTTTAATGAGGTACGCAAATGGGTAACAGAAAATATAGGTTCTGACTCAACGACTATATTTCGCAAGTTTTATGATGTGGCTCATACTTTTGCTAAGTCTAATACTATTCCTACTCTTGTTTTATTAATTAACAAGTATCAATATCAATCAGCATTTGTTGCTGATCAGGAAGTAAACCTCGTTGCATTTCTAACAGAGTGCATGATTGACGTAGAGTATATCTGATGTCAGGTGCATTCTTATACATTAACGCCATCAACGCAAGTAAGGATGTAATTGGTACTAAAGAGCTAGACGAAAAAAACTACGACCCTTTCATTACTAACCGTAACTACTCTTTATTTGTAGATACGGTTATGTACTCTAATGAAATTAATAAATGCTATCAATTAGATAATAAGCTCCAATTTGATTACTACCTAAATAGTATTCGGCCATCTAAACGCTTTGTTAAGTGGCCGAAAAAAGAGAGAGTTGAAGACATAGACGTCATAATGATATATTATAAAGTGAATTATAATAGAGCATTAGAGATTTCTCGCGTCCTCACCGCTGATCAAAAAGACTATTTAAAAACAAAAATAATCAAAGGTGGAGCGAATGATAGTAAATGACTTTATTGAAATTAAATTAAAGACAGAAGAAGACTTTCTAAAAATTAAAGAAACACTTACACGTATTGGTGTCGCTTCTCGTAAGGAAAATACCTTATATCAATCTTGCCATATATTGCATAAGCAAGGTAAATACTATATTGTACATTTTAAAGAGCTATTCCTTCTAGATGGAAAAGAAAGCTCTATTACTGAAAATGATATTGCTAGACGTAATACAATTATTAAACTTTTAGCAGAGTGGGAATTATTAGAAGTAATTGATATAAATAAGATAGATGAAATTACTGCTCCTCTTAATCAAATAAAAATAATCCCATTCAAAGAAAAATTTGAATGGGAATTAGTAGCAAAATATACTATTGGTAAAAAGAATTAAAGATTTATATTTTAGGAGTATCTGGCACTTTAACTGCTGGAACAAAAGTAAGGATAGGATCAGATGATATTATTTTATCTGCTTTCCTATCTCTTTCTTCAAAGAATTTATAAGCCTGACCAGGATTCCATTCACCATCTAGCATTACAGCCAGCTCTCTAGCTTCACTTGTGTTGCGAATATGCTTGATAGCATTGAACATTAAATTATAATTATACTTTCTCATTATCCCTCCAAAAGCTCAGGTGATACCGAGCTAATAACATAATTATCAACCATATTTCTAATACTATCAAACGTTTGACCAACCGCTTCGTAAGAATGTACCAAGCGATTATTTTCAAAGTACTCTACTTCAAAAGATTCATCTAGATTAAGATAGATAACAGCTTTACGTTTAGTATCGTTATTCTCTACAGTCTTTATTGGTTTGCCGTGCATTTTTACCTCACTCTTTTAATTAATCTATAATGTTTTCATAGTCGTATATTGATTTGTGAACCCATTTTGCACTCTCATAAATATATAGACACATTAATATATAGGATATCAGATGCCTTTAATAGCAAGATTAACAGACACCAGCGATCATGGCGGTATCATAACTACATCGGCAACCAAGACTTTCGTCAACGGCAAGCTAGTCGCACGTGTAGGCGACCTGCATTCTTGTCCTCTTCCTGGCCATGGCATCACAGCAATTTTAACAGGATCTAATAAATTTACCTGTGAAGGAGCTGTTGTGGCTGTTATAGGAAGCATCACAGGATGCGGTGCCACTATTAACTCTGGTGGTGCAACATCAACTGCACCATTAGGAGGTTAAATAGTAACCTTATGATTAGAGATAGGATCAAATTCTTTCTCTGATATATTTTTAGCCGCCTCGGTAATAATCTCTTTTAATTTTTCTGACGCAAGCATTTTTAAAGTGCTGCTATCAATATCAAAATTAAAAGTAGCCGATCCATCTTCATGCTCTATCATATCTGTTATATCTATTTTCATCTTTACACCCATTCCTCTGCAATACCTACTAGCTCAGCGATCAGAAGCAATACTGCTGTTACCTCTGCTATAAAAAAACCTGCAGCCAACCCACCAAAAGCAACTATACGGATTGCACTCTTGACATATGACATGTAGGTATGCCACTTACGATATCTATCTTCAAAATCACTCATCGTCTAGAAACCTCTCCTGTAGGACCATTTGCACCAGGCAATATTGTGTTCATGTAAACTGAACTTAAGGCATCTAACATATGATCAGGGTGTGTACCGATATATTGATCTTGTACATAGAACTTCATTGCTGCATTGTATCCGTCTTTGTATCCTTGCGAGTATGACTTCACATTAATAGTAGTCTCTGTCTCTTCTAATTGATAATCACTCATATTTGTATCCATAATCATTTAATAAGGGCCTGAAAATCCCATCCTGCGTTTCTAATAATATATAGGGTCTGATTTATATGTTCATCTACTTCATGCCAATCACGAAGCGTTCCATCTTTTTCAGACTCTAGTAATATAGTAGCCTTTGTAGCAGCATCAGCCAGATGCTTAGAAGCATCCATAAGAGCCTTATCAGCCCCTGCCATATCATTAGCAGTTGAATCAACTATAAATGCAGATTTCATTAATAAAACCCTTTAATATCTATATGTAAATCATTGGTATAACTATGTATATTTTTATATTTTATAATAGTTTAGTTTTTTCTAATCATTTATAAATGGTTAAAACAATAGAGGTAATGCGGTTATTATTTTATCGAGTTGGGTAAATTTCACTATAATCGATATCGATTTAATTTAATGCATACACGACGAGTCTTTTTATTTACTCGCCGAGTCTTTTTTTTCTTTTATTACGAGTTAGGGTTGTCTCGTCTTACTTGGGCATTACGATCTTGTAATATCTTTTGACGATTTAAAAAGTCAACCCAACCATATGGCGTGTCACCGCCTTCCCAAGCATGTTGCATACGAAGATTGCCTGGGTTGATCTGTTCGTATCCACGCTTAACAAATTCAGCCGTGCACATTAACTTCCAGTTTTCTAGCGTAGTATTTTTATTCGTATGTACTATATTACGTTGATTTTTATGAAGAGACATTTATTTGCTTTCTTTTTTTCTTTAAAAACATACAACTTGAAAGTTAAAAAACTTGTTATCTTTATTCAGCTTAGACACGGCATCGATCCATCTTTGTGCGTCTTGTTTATCAACAAAATGCAGCCGGTCTTTTACCGTAAGGCCATTAAGATTGCCTGTGGTAAAACGCTTCTCAAAATCTACTGCAGCCCTATAAGGACCAGGGTAGAGTTTCTTTTTTTCTTGTTGCATAAGCATATGATTTTCTTTTTTTCTTTTAAATTTAATCATACTTTTGCTTTACTTTCTGCACGATACATAGCTTGAATAAATATCACTTTCTTCAAGAACCCAGCAGATTCTGTGTATGAAGAAACACCGCCAATGGGGACATAACCAAGTTGCATCAATTCAATGACTTCTTTCTCTAGCTTATAACTAGACCAGTCTTCGAGAATCTTATAATCAGGAGCTTGTGCCATATTAAGAAACTTTCTTTTCCATATGAATAGTAACAGTACGATTAGAATGCGCTACCTTCTTGATCACCTTGTAACCACAATGCTGCAAGACACGCATCTTACTGATAGCGTAATTTATCTCGCCGGTAAACGAGTAAGGGACTATCCTTTTATTAATCATATCATGCTGCTTTCAGCATGGTAAGAGGAACAACATAGCTATGATTCCAAAAAATTGATCCAGGCTGCCATCCTTCGGTACTCTTACATTCTACGGTAGCTTTCTTAGTTTTAATCGCTTTAATTATGCCAGCGTAATCTTTACCTCTATGGTTAAAGGTGACAGACTGACCTTCTTTGAAAGTACGCTTAACCGTCCGAGCTATTTCTTCGCGTCGAGCCTTCATGGCCTGAGAAATTAAAACTAGCTGGTCGTAAGAAGCTTCGAGCTTTACAAAATAAAGCGCTTTTTCGAAATCTTTCATTTTTATTTTCCTTTTACACACATATATTATGATAATAGCGGCATTACGATAAAAATGCAACTGGTTTTTAGTCAGCATACACCATTCTACGCATGAAATCACTCTGAAGAGATGCAACGTACTCGTCAGACTCTTTTACTATGGCGTCAAGCTCAGCTTGCATTGCTTCCTTATGAGCATCACGCTCATTATCCTGCTTAAGATTTGCAGAGACGTCTTTCAGCTGCTCAAGACGGGCAGCTTTCTGCTCGGCGGTGAACTCGGAAGTCTTTTTTTCTTTAAGAGCACGTGTAAAAGTCTTTTTTCCTTTAATTTCACGGGTAAAAGTCTTTTTTTCTTCTTTTACCGCAGAATTACCGCCAGCTTTGAACTGAGCCATGGCTTTTTTGAGATGGAGCTTAGCATTTCCAGGCTTCAAACCCTTTTCATTAAGGCTTAACAGGATCGTAGGAAGCTCTACTCCATTAGCGAGCTCATTGAGAAGAAAGCTCCGTACGGAACCTTTAGGGGATTTAACTACCGTCATGATATTCACTCCTTGTTTCATCTTATATCTTATCATATCTTAGTTTTATATAAAGTTCAACTGTTTTTTTCAGAAAAACAAACTAATTTTCAAATTGCACCACCGATCGGCTGCCGGTGCACCACAGATCGGTGCAGATCACCTGCTCCAGTAGGCTTCATTGGCAGGATTGCAGATGTACGGTGTCGAAGCTAGAATTTCAATCTCTTTACCGGTCATCAAGTTCCTGACGGTCTTCATACGAGTCTCTTCGAGATGCTGCGCATTAGCCTTCTTCATATGAAGCTTAGCATTATTAAGCTTCAAACCCATCTGATGGGTAAGCTCTGAAAGAATTACATCATTAGCTTCTCCTTTACGAATCAAATTCATTATGTAATTTCGAACTGAACCTTTTACCGTACGACGCATTTTTGATCTCCTTGATCTCATCTTATAACTTATCATATCCTGGTTCTGATATTAATGCAACTGTTTTTTTGATAAAAATAACTTATTTTTCAGCTGTTTAATTTGAACGCGCTCTCCCCTTTTCCTGGCCTGGGGCTCTATTATGTCTTATTATGGCATATTTTTCTTAATTATGCAACTGTTTTTTTAAAACTTATTTTTATTTTTAGGAAGAAAATAAGTTGATTAATTATAAAAAATAAGTTATATTAAATTATAAGATGAAATGAAAAAAGGAAAATGAAAATGAAAATAAGTTATTTTTAGGAAGAAAATAAGTTGATTAATTATAAAAAATAAGTTATATTAAATTATAAGATGAAATGAAAAAAGGAAAATAAAAATGGAAAATATGAAAATGAATGTTGAAATGGAAAATGGAAAAATGGATATGAAAATGGAAAAGATTTATAGAGTTTTGAATGAGGGTTGGGGAATTGATAAGGTTGAGGTAGATGAATTATTTGAGGGAGTTGAAATTAAGGAAAATAGTATTGTATTTTTTGATTATGATAGATGTATGGGAGATATTAATATTGAAGAATATAGTGATGAAAAGTGGAAAAATTTAGTAGAAGAGTTAAAAGATATGGATGTTGATAATGATGTTAGTGATTGGTTAGAAGGAGGTGTTTTAAGTGGAGATTGTTGGGTTTATATTAGAGTTTAAGGAAATATAAAAATGATTATGGATAGTGAAATGGGTGAGATGATGATTATGAATAAGTTTGGTGTTGAATTTATGGGTAAGTTTGAGATAGGTGATATGAGTGTAGAGGAGTTTTTTAGTGAAGATTGGGATTTGATTAATGATGTTGTTAATAAAGATGGTTGGTATAAGTATATGAATAGTAGAGGTGAGGTTGAGATTGAGTATGTTGGTGAAGTATTGAAGAATATAGAAGAATTGAGGGAATTTGAAAAGGAAATATTAGGTGATGGTAGTGATGATTGTGAGATTGAGATAAAAGAGGATATTATTGATAATGAAGAAATTTGTTATGTGAGAGTAGGAGGGTAGTTTAATAACTTTTCCTTAATTATGCAACTGTTTTTTTTTAAATTTATTTTTAGGAAGAAAACAGTTGCATAATTATATAAATTAGGATATGATAAGTTATAAGATGAAAAAGGAAAATGAAAATGAAGTCTTCTATCACAATCCCGGTCACGATTAAGCTTTCAAATTATTCGCAGTTTGCTCTCGAGCATATCGATGCAATGGATGATTTGGCAAAAGATCTTCTCTCAATTATTTTTGAAGAAGTTCTTAAGAATTTCTATGAATCGCGAGGCTCGTCTTTGGATAAAGAAGCTCTCAACATTTTCCTATCTGTAGCTGATCAGATGAATAAGATGAATGAGCAGGAGTTTGAGATGCGGCCTGTGTTTGAAGCATTTAAGGTATCAGTATAATGAGTGCATTAGATATGATTTATAATAATCCCCTGCTGTATACGATGTATCGTATTGGTATCTTAAAACAGCGTATCGAAACGCTAAAAACTGAATCAGAACTCTACGTGATATCAAACGCTATGGAACTGAGTGGGTATGAAGAAGAGCTTTCTGCCTGGAAACATATGGCAGATATCCTGAGTGATGTGAAAAAAGCAGTTGCATGATATCCGTTTTTAGGATATAAGTAATTATAGGTAACGGAGAGAAAAATGCAAGAATATACAATTATCATCTCAGAAGAACAACTTCTTCTCATTCAAAAAGTTATTAATCAACTTCCAGATAATACCTTTTTGCAAAAGGAAGAAGTTGAAGAGTTAACTTTAATTTCAGAAATGATTACAGAAACTATCAACGAGGAAGATAAAGATATTGTTCAAGGGTTTTGCTACTAATTACCCTTGAGAAGCGGGTTAATAAAAATCATAAAAGTGCAAAAACCAGTTGCATTTTTATGATAAAACCGCTATATTAATAATATGATGAGAACAAAGGAAAACAGCATGTACAACTACCTCAGCATCGAGCAGATCCGGTCTGCTCTAGACTTCCTCGAGAGCAGCTACAGCAAGGCTATGGACGGCGATGCGTACGGTCGGCCTTGGTTCGCCAATGCGATCTTAGCCAAGATCGATGGTCTTAGAGAGACGCTGGTTGCTAAAATTACGGCAGAGGATCCCTATACCACTGCTGCAGACGTCCGGTATTTTGAAAATAACGGTTGACATTTTTATCATAATACCTTATATTAATAATATGATGAGAACAAAGGAAATGAAAATGCACGTGAATGAGATGATGTCGATCGCAGTTCAGCTTGAGACCCTTGTGGATATGTCAAAGCTTTTCAATTCATCCCGGGATCAGCTCTGCGAGTCAATCCTCATGGTATCTAAGAACCTTAAGGATATGGCAGATCAGATGGATCTTGATATGTCTGCTTTTGCTGATGAGCAGTATCAGGATTCGATAGTAGCTCAGGGAGTACGTTGATATGAATGTGAATGAAGCAGTGGCACTTGCAAGTCGTATTGAGTCTTTAATTCGTCGTACAGAAACTTTTGGAAAGTCAAAGAACGACGTTCTCGACGAGCTTCTTTACATGGCCAATGATCTTCGCGATTATGCAGATCGTATTGATGTAGCAATGTATAATGAGTTGAGAGCTGATGCAGATGCCTACAATGCTCGTAGAGGAGTTTAATATGGGCCCGAATATCACGCTTACAGCATTTGATGGTTTGGTCATGTTTGGACCTTTCATTGCAATGACTATCTTGATGGCAATTGGTTCAGCTTTTGCAGGTAATAATAAAGATGATTGATTTTCTTGATCGTGGACGT